ATCATCTTCTGGAGTTACAATAGATTCAAATACTTCTAGACCAACCCTATATGATGGACTATTTGTATATTGATCAAGAATAATTGTTTGCTCACTTACATCTACAAAATAACCACGTATAAAATACACACCATTAGCAACTGTGGCAGTAGAACCAACAGCAGTTGCAGTTGTAGGTAACAACTGTGCAAACGGTGTACCGACTTCAATTAGAGTGGATCCAAAAGTAAGTTCTGCATCACATACTAACTGTTCGTTTGCAGTGAAAGTTCTAGTGTCACTATCTGTTCCACCAGATGTAATGTATTTTAGATATAGAGTTATATAACCACGTTCTGACTCTGTTGCTGATATGGAGAATATAACTTTTGCTTTGATGCCAGTTGTAAGACCTGTAACTATTCTTCCTTCTAACTGTGAACGATATAATTCAACGTTTGTTCCTAAGAAACTTGCTTGCAATAATACTGCTTTCGCATCTAAGTCGTAACCGATCTGTCCAGGGATGACCATTGCACCATCTTTGAACATATGAGTTCCCATCGACTCAACCTGATTTTGCATCAGTGATTGAAGCGTGGTTAATTCTCTTGCCTGTATCGGATACCCAGGACGGAATAAAACTTTGTAAAAGTTATTGTCCGAACTAAAGTCGTCGTAATAGGGACTGATATTGAGGTTGGTATTCTGTGGCATTTTTTAGAACTCTACAACGATTTTGATGTCTTCAATTTGGTCGCCCGCCCTAGAGATTGCTCTCCTATTGTCTATGTAAATTACTTTACCTGAATCCTTTTTCACTTCAGGTTTGGCGTAACCAGATGTGAATGACATACCTAAATCATATTCTGTGTTGTTTATAACACGTGTTGCTTCACCAGGAACTACAGGGAAGTTGATGTCAGGGTCAACAGATGTACCTGATCCCGAACCAACGATGGTGTTACCACCAGAGAACTCAACTTTGTTACCAGTAATCTCAGGGAATATACCATCAACTCTGTTTTGATAAAATTTCAAAACTTTTGTTGTTGAGTTCCAAGAAACTACACGACCACGAGCAGTGACTTGTTGTCCACCCACAGTACGAGTTTGAGTTATGATTTCATCAGTATTAAATGATCCTGTGAAATCAGGAGAAAATATTACAGCGTTTGATGCTGACAAAGTAATCGCATCTGCTAATTCTTCTGTACCAAACTTAAATGGGTTTAGAACTAGACCAATACGACGATAATCATTATCAGTAGGGAAGTCTCCAGATCCCTCTGAATATGTAAATTTAGTGTTAATCATTACACGAAAACCACCTAACTCAATAGCAGGAGTAGATCCGTGACCACCTTTAGGTGGAATAATAACGTCAATGGCACCACCAGATCCTGTACCAGAACCAATACCATTAACTTCGTCAACAACGATCTTACCGAAGGAATAGTTAGATCCTCCAGAAGTTACAGTTGCAGATACTATACGACCACCATCAACAACGATAGAAATACGTCCACCAGTTCCATCTCCCCTTAGAGGTATGTTTTCATATGTACCATTGTTGTAACCAGAACCAGATGATTGGATAACAACAGTATCAATCTCTCCTCCTACAGCATCTGACTGAACAGCAGTGTCAATTAACACGGGCATATAGTCTGCTGAGAAGAATTTTAGAACCTGCCCCACTGGGATGGTGTACATATACTTCCAACGATAACCATCAGCAGTGGTGATAATAGAAGTAGAAGTGCCAGTGGGTTCGATCGTACTAGGTTTACCGTTCGGATCAGAGGGTGACGTTCCATTGTAGATACATTTGTAAACTTGATATGAACTGTTAACAACGTAGAAATCAGCATCATATAGTTTAGTAGCACCACTAGAAGCAGTTTTACTAGATGAGTAATCGTTACGATACATATCGTAAACGTAACCTAAACCACCAGTAGTCTGTTCGGGTGGTATCCAGTCAATACGACGTATAACTTGAATAGCGTCACTAGCAAGGACACGTTTCATAGAAATCATATCGTCATATGAATCTGAAAACTCTTGGAAAGAGTCTATGGGAGTAGGAGGATTATTCTCGTTATCCCACTCTTGAGGACGACCAATGAAAACATACAAACGGTCACGATTTGCACCCGCAACGATGTCACTCTGAGTCGAATCTGGTCCCTCAAGTGATTTGATGAATTTTTCAGCGGTGAAAATTCTAAATTGATCGGTAAGTAATGCCATTGGATACTATGTACCTTCCTTTTATTTATAGTAGTTTAGTCAGGTTCGTTTCGGATATAGGATGGATAATTTATAAATTGGATAACTCCAATGGCACCTGACGTACCTCCAGAGATATTTTCGTTCTTATTCCAAAGATAATTTCCTGAGTTTGCAACTGGATTATTAACAACAAGAACCTTTGTAGTTGCATCCCAAGATACAACTGTTGCTGTTACTCCACTTAAACTTCCTGTGACAGTTTCACTCTGTACAAAGTTATAAGAGTTATTCATAACACGGAAAGTAAACTCAATAGTTGCTAGGTGTTGTTCTCCATCACCTAAAGCACCTGCAACTGTGACAGTAGGAGATCTAGAAGGAAGAGACGAGTCTGTCATTTGGTCTCCAACTTGGAACAATGAAGTGTTTTGTCCACCCAATGTTTCCTCAATACCATATAGAGATGATGCGATACCTCCATCAAGATTGATAGCACCTGCAAATTCTGTATTAAGATTTACTAGGTCAGGAATACCATCTCCTGCTCCTTGCAACTCATCATCATCTTCAAACTTTTTGTCCTGTATTAGACCAATAGGATCTGTTAACTGAACAATAGTATCACCAACACTATCAACTAATACGTGTGGTTCAACACCAGTTTCACTAGATGCTGCTACACCACCAATAAAGTCAATAACTTGAGATAAAGTATTTGATGATCCACCATCAATAAATGCCAATTTATCAACTTCAAATACTAAAAACAAAGCATTTATTTCTGGTTTCCAGTCATACACACGAGCAATCTTATTACTTGAACTTTCAGAAGTTCTTATAACACGATCTCCAACATTAAAAACATATTGACTAACACCACCCTCATCAGCAAGTGCATCTAATGTAACTTTTTGATCATATCTAAAATTGACAGCACGGTCACAACCTACAAAAGATGTAGGAGTTTTACCTGTATATCTAATAACTTCATTACCTATTAATATTTTTCCAGATCCAGGATAAGGTGCGGTAGTTTCAACAAATATTGTTTGATCAGAAATACCTACATCATTGATAAGACCAGTTATATTATATAAGAATGAATTAAATGCTTGCCTATTTCTAGATCTTTTAATTAGATCGGTATTCCTAGTAAAAATTACTGAGGGTTCTGTTGAGAAACCACCACCAGGATCAAGAATATCGATTGAAGTAATAGCACCAAGATCTACAGTAGCAAGTGCTCTAGCACCACCACCGCCACCACCATTGAGTAGAATAACAGGAGGTGTTTGAAAGAACTCACCCGCACTTGATATGTTTATCTTTTTAACAATACCAAATTCATCTACATCTGCAACACCAGTAGCACCCTGTCCACCTCCACCAGATATAATAATATTAATATCACCATTTTCATAATTAGCACCAGTTTCTTCTAATGCTAAACCAGTAACCAATCCAGTAACAGGTCTGAGTTCAGCACCTGATCCACCACCACCTTCTATTTCCGCAGTTGTAACATCACTATAATATTCATCACCATTAGACAACATCTGAATATATTGAATAGAACCCGCAGGAGCAATCAGAGTTCCATCAGGTGCAACTTGATCAGTATCATATAATATTGCTTTTGCCTCTGCACCATATCCAATTCCTGTTGTTTCAAGTTTAATTCTAAATGGATTATATCCACTTCCAGGATCTAATACTTTAACAGCAGCAATTTGACCATTAGTAATTACAGGTTCAAGCACTGCCTCTCTTAGAGGTGTACCACAATTAGTAACTTTTAATTCTGGTGGGTCGCCCGCAACATATCCAGTCCCTCCATCATTAACAAATACGTCCTTTATTCCGAACGTACTGTTAAAGATAGGTTCAATAACTGCTCCTGATCCTGGGACTGTTCTTGTCATTACCTAATTTCTATAGTTCCATTCATATTTGAGTGGATTGAACACTGATAATATAGAGTGTTTGGTGCATCAAAAGGAACTGTGAATGTTTGTACAGAAGTTTGTGATCCACTAATACCTGTAGTGTATAAAGTTCCTGATACTCCAGTTGTGGACTGTATTCTTAATGGATGAGATCCTCCAGTAGTATTATTGAAATCATATGTAAATCCACGATAAAGAATCAAATTAGGATCTGTAGATCCTCCTGATGGTAATCCTGGTCCACTAACTGTATAGTTTGATTGTCCAACTGCACTGAATGTATATAAAAGTGTTGGTGATGCTTTATATACAGTTTCATTATTATATCCTTTAATAACACTTGATCCCGCAGATGCAGCAGTTCCTTGACGTTTAAATCCTCTATCAACGTCTTGGAAATTTGTACCATCATTAGCAATTTGCAATTCACCGTTAGTATCAATTTTGATCTTCTTGGTACCAATATGAATTTCAGTTCCTGTAGGAAGAACTAAGTTGTTACTTCCATCAAGTGATATTTTTTTAGTACCACCACTACCAAATCTTATCTCAGAGTTTTCTGGAACCTCTAAGTTACCAGATCCATCAAACTTGATAGATTTAGCAGCATCACCACCGAAACGAATGTCTGTTCCTGTAGGTAGATCTAAGTTATTGTTTCCGTCAAACTTAAGTTCTTTAGCAGAACCTGTAGTACCAAAACGGATAGAACTTGAAGCAGGAAGTTCAAGAATACCATCAGGATCAAATGTTAATTCACCAAAACCAAACTTTAGTTTCTGTGCACCAATATCTACATCTCCATCTTCTTGTTCACTAAGTAATTTATTTTTAGATGAAATCTTAATATTGCTAGATGTTACTAATTCTGTTGTTTGGTTAGCAGTTCCTGTAGCACTAACTGTAACTGTACCACGAGTAGCACCTGCCTCAGCAGTAAATGAAGCGAATGTTACTTCAACTTTATTACCATTAAGATCTTCAATTTCTAAAGGTGTTCCTACCTTCATCACACTAAAACGTAAACGAAGACTCTCTTCTTCTGTAGAGTTTTCTGACGCTAATTTAGATGTGATAGTACGGGTAGCACCTGTGTCTATGTCGTGAACATTATGTTCTTTTCTTTTTCTACGGGTAACTTCTTGATCAGATCCTATAGAAATACCTGTATCATCCATCCAAATAGTAGAACTGGATAGATATAAATCCCTAAACTTAAGTGAAGTGCTACCTAAGTCATATGTGTTATCGGTGTTTGGCAGAAAGTGAGTTGATATAACAACGTTATTAGAACCATTGTTAGTCAAGTTAGTAATGGCATTGCCCCCACCGCCACCACTACCTTGTAGGTCATCACCAGGTTGGAATCTTGAGTTTGCTGTATTCCATTTCAATACTTGACCATTACCAATACCAGTCAAGTCAACATCAGTCAAATTAGATGATGCCAGGTCTCCTTCTGTAAATACTGATCCATTCCATTTAAGGACTTGGTTTGTTGATGGTGATCCAACACTAACTTGCAAGTTAGTATTATCACCAAGTTGGGTGTATAACTCGTTAATTACATTATTAACTTTTATAGCACCGTCTCTGAGGGTATCTCCTGTACCATCATTTGCCGATAAACCGACGTTTACATTCTGCTTAGCCATAGTAGGGGGTTTTTTCTACAGTTTTATTTATGTCATATCGAAAGATTCTGACGTATTATCCAGAGAAACATCTTGTCTAGTGAAATCGGGATTGTTATTATCCCTGTCAAAATTAACTGGAGTCATATCGTACTTTCCAATACCACTGTCAAATTTGAGGATAGAGGAATAATCTATAGACGTTCCAGAACCTGTTACAGTTAGGATCGCCAGATTGCTTATTAAAGGTGAGTTTTGTGCTTGAGTAGATGAACCAACTGGACCAGTTAATACACATCTATAACGATAACCAGTCATAAATGGTTGAGCACTTACTGTTAACGTTGCTGATGTTTCACCAGTCATATTAGACCAAGCAAATCCACCGTCTGTTGATACTTGCCACTGATATGCAATCGTATCATTTTGTGGTTGTATCTCTGCCAACAAACTAAACTGTTGTGTGTTACCACTTTGAACAGTAGCATTTGTTGGTTGAAGTGTTATTACAATACTAGGAGGTTGAGAAGGAGTATCACCACCACCTTGAGTGGGAGGTGCTTCTTGTGTAAAACCATCATTAGCAGGTACTACCATTGCCTCTTTCGAGGTCAAACCTATCATAAAAGGAAATACTGGATTTCCAGAATTATCTTCAGTAAGAAAATATGCAAAGGTACCACTAGGATACTCAGGTGTTATACAATACCTACCATTATGTGTGTCTAACTTACCTGCTCCACCAGTATATTCATAATCTTCCATAAACACACCTGCGGGGTATGTTGTATCATATGCAGGTCTTCCAGGTGCTTCTTGGACTCTTACTGACCATCCAGAGGACATTCTGATTACAGGTGTACTGTTATCATTAGCATCAGTATATCCGTAAGGACCATATACAGGATACCCATCAAAACTAAAACCTATTATCTTAGAGTGACCATCAGGATGTCTGATATTATCACCATTATATTGAGATGAACCATAGTAATCGTTATATCCTGCCATTGCTTGATTGGCATTCCAACAATCTATGAAGTCGCTGTCATTATAACTGTACTGACCACTTGACTGAGGATAACCACCACAATTATCTTCTCCATAATTAACAGCAGAACCAATACCCGCTGCCACGTAGGAAAAACCCGATGGGGGAGACCCATCAGTTCCTGCACTAGGATTAAAGAAGACGACACCGTTTGCAGCAATACCAATAGCACCCAAACCGACAACCCCAGAATCAGACGTGTTTGATCCACCTCTGTAAATAAAGTTGTGGTTAAAAGAATATGATGTAATTGTGTTTGAATTGTTAGCATTAGGAAAAGTTCCTGAGTTCACTGGAAATGGTAAACCATCACCAGTTACTGTTAGGACATTATTGCTACTATTATAGGATCCATTTGCTGCCATAGTAGTATTTAGTCGTCGTCGAAGATTTGTGTAGGTGTGAAGTTGTCAAGTGTTGTTGCACCGATGTTGACGGTGAGAACAGCAGCAGTTGATAGAACAGGAACCGCACCGACAGATGTAATACCAACACGGAATTCATCATTTGTATCTGCCTGTGTAGTTGCAGGAGTTTCAAATGTAGAGTTGGTTGCTCCACTAATATTATTCCAACTATTTGTTCCATAATCTTTCTTCTGCCATTGGTATGAAAGTGTACCATTGTTGATATTAATGGACGCTCCCATATATCCGTGTGCTTGACAAGCATAATGAAGTGTGGAAGGTGCATCTGATGCAACTGTGATGCTGACACTACGTGTTGTAGCAGCAGCAAATCCTGCTGCGTATGTTGCATAATCTGCAACTTGATTTCCATCAAGACGATATACAACACCAGTCTCATATCTTTCAATTCCACCGTATGCGTCTGCATTCTCACTGAAGTAAATTGCGTGAGTAGAATTAGATGCGTCGTTCTGATTAAATTGATAAGTTGCTCCACGAACAAATGTAAGTATTGGTGCTTCGGTATTTTGTGTAAACTGACCTCCTGTGAAGTAGTATCCTTTACCAGATCCTTGATTGTAGTAAGGATGATTTACAGATTTACCATCAACTAAGACATCGTAAGAAACAACATTAGATATTGTTACTGTTGCTGAAACTTGGAAGATAGCAGTTTGACCTTGGTTAACAGTTATGTTTCTAGGTGCTTCTACTATTGTGATAAAGTTCTCGATAACTCCTGTTCCACCAGTCTCAGGTATAAAGTTAGGATCGTAAATATCAATACCACCATTTAATGCAGGTCCTGTAGGTCCTAAGAAATCATCTGCAACAGTTGTATTTGCACTAATTGCAGGTAATGAATAACCTTGACCTGCGTTCTTAACGTCAATTCTGGCAACACCGACAAGTGCTTTAATACGTCCACCAAATCCTGTTGAAGATATAACATCAACTTGTGGTCTTGTATTATAACCATCACCAGAGTTTGTTAAGATCGCATTAGTAATACGTCCTTTCTCAATCTCAGCAAGTGCAGAAGCATTACGTCCTTTAACTGACCCACCATACTCAAATGTAATTAGAGAGTTAGATGATTCGATAAGAGCAACTGTTCTTGTTTCTTCTTCACCATCAATTCTAAGTTCATCACCTGCTTCAATAGGTGGTACAACTGTTGCTGCAATAACGTCAACATCAGAACCAACATAAGAGAATGCCACAAAGGTTGAACCTGCACGAGGAACTTCAGAGAAGATAATTCTAGATCCAACAATTTCAAAACCAATTCCAGGTTCCTGTATAACACCATTCAACTGACATATAATATTGTTCTCAGGTAAGATTGTGTTTGACTGTACACCATCAGTTAGAGTCAATGAGTAGAATACTCCATTTAATTTTAAGTTAAATGAGTTACGTAATGAATCAAAGTCAAATGATATATCATCTAATTGTCTTAACTTACCTTTATATACACCGTGGAATGTTGATCCTATAGCAGGTGCTTCAGTAAACTGTATATTATCTGAGAATGCAGTAAATGCGTAATCAGCACCAGGTGGTTGTAAGATACCATTTACAAAGATCATCATATGTCCTGCGGGATCTGGGAAGTATTGTGTACCATTTCCCTGAGTTAGTTTGAATGCAGTTTGTACACCATCAAATCCTCTAAAGAATCTACGTACTCTACCTCTCAATGATCTAGCAGATGAACAAGCACCTCTGAAACCATTGTCTCCAATAATTTGTGAATTCTTTTGGAATGTTCCTTGTGTTCCTTCTAGATGTAAAACAGCACGAGTACCAAACTGTGAAATCTTAGCAATCTTACCATATGCAGTTGTGTCTGTTATGGTAACTGTACCAATCTGTGTATAAACAGATGGGAATAGAGTTCCTACAGGAATCTTTGCTAACTGGTATTGTGAATTACTTGCAATATCACTTATTGTTACACCTTCTGGAGTTCCACTCTCATTTGCAACAAATACGTAATTATTGTTTGTATCAATCTCAGTAACAGTAACTGTCCAACCAATACTGATACCACCAGATTGAATTTGTAGTATGTCACCAACATTAAATGTATCAGTAACACCAGTATCAGTAATTAACTGAGAGTATGTAAGTCTTGTAATCTGTCTACCGTGAACATACTCACCAAAGTTAGGTAATGTAATAAACGATTCGATCTCAATAATTTGATCGGTAACAGATCCGTATATAACGTCTTGGGGTTTAAACTCTCCAGTTACTGTGGAGATGTCGTAAGTGATTCTACCACTTTGATTATCAATTAGTGCACCGTTGTTGTTTCTAACAATCAATGCAGTTGCTTTAGATCCACTATCTTTGGAGAAGAACTTATCAGTTGCAATAAATTCACCCTGACGGAAGTTAACAAGAATTCTATCGTGCTCACCAACAAATGTAGCAGTACCACCAGATGTAACACCTTCAATAGTATCACCTGCTGTAAATGTTCCATTGTAATCAATCAGTTTGATATATGTTTCGTTATCAGTAGCAAGAACTTTACCAGTATTTGATGTAGCACCTTGAACAACAACCATCTCACCATTTTGAATCTTAATACCACTTCCACCACCTTGTGCAGAGAATGTATTGCATTCCATATACTTTGCCTGATACATAATATCTGCTAGATTATCTTCCATACGAACTATCTGAGCAGTAGCACCAGATGTTCCACCGTAGATAACATCAGCAAGGTTGAAACCTGCTTTGATTGGTGTTGGTACGTCACGTGTTCCAAAAGTTGTAGGTACACGATCTACACCTGGATCTACAGCAACAGCAAGTGTATGTAATTGTGATGGAGTTCCTGGAGTTAGAACTAATGGTTCTCCATCAATATATTCTGTAAGAACTATCTGAGTAGGTGTTGAATTAGGATGGATGTAGTAAACTGATCCGTCTAGTTCTGCAATATTAGATCCAAGAACAATGTATTCAACTCTGTCATATGCTTCAAAGTTATTAGCAACATTTATAACTCCATTAGAAACAGCAACACCTGCATCGAACTGTGTTCTTAAGTATATTGTTGGGAATTGTGAGTTTTGTAATGCAACTAATATTAAATGGAATAGTTGATATAACTTATGGGAAGCAGTTTCAGTAGGACGTAATTCTCTATCAGGATTAGTTCCATCAAGACTGTAAAGAGGTTGGTTAGCAAATGTGCCAGGTTCGGGAGCAGTTCCTCTCAATATATGATCCATCAAGTCTTTAATCATTCTTGCGTGATAAACAAGACGAGTTCTGAATATGTTTGGATATGCTACAAAATTACCATCAGCGTCAAACCAAGAATTAATAAGTTGCAGTGTTCTAGCATTACCATTTGTGATAAAATCATATACAATCGCTTTCTGTATTGGTTCAACAAACGAAGCATCTCCTGCATAACCTGGATATTGACTTAATGTATTTTCAAATGCTTCTAATCTAATATATGTGTCATTGTACATTAACAATCTTGCAGATTGTTTATACATCTCTGTACCACTTCCAAGACCGTGAAGAAGTATTTTGAATAGTACGTGTGCAGCAGATGTAACATCATAACAAGTTCCACCTTTATATACAGTGTTGTTAGTAACAGGTGCAGTTCTGGTTATAGTTGCAAGATGACTTCCATTACCCGCTGCTGCTGTGGTAATAGTATTGATAAGTATCTCCCAAAGGGTATTAATGGCAGAACTCTGTGTGGTGCAGTTTCCGTTACCTGCTGAGTCGTAAGTTATAGTTATGTCACGTCTAATAGCACGTTCACCTGTAAGTGGCCATTCTAGTGGTAGTGTTCTTGTTATACCAGTTAAGTATGCTGTAGGATTGCTTGTATTTGAACTATCAAAGAGATTAATAGGAATACCCATCAATGAAGCGATTGATGCTGCTTCGTTTACACAACGTGTTTGAGCACCACCTGTATATACAGATACCGCATTTGCCTGAGCACTTACGAATGAGTGGGCATAGTTACCTGCTGTTGTAGTTCCTACAAATACTGTAAATGTATTTGTGGTTGTAGCAGTAATCGGTAAGTTTGCATTTGCAGCAGGGTCTGTGATACGAGGGTAACTATGGTTTGTAGCATCACCATCCATAGTGCAAGTAAATACAAGACTATTTGTTCTAATTCTAATGCTATCATTTGTTGTAAATGTATGTCCATTAGATGTGATTCGTAAGTTACCTGATGTTGGGAAATATTCTACATTTGTAGGAGTTATAGTTGTATTACCAGAACTTTGATCAATGGTGATTGTTCCGTCATATACAGCATTACCTTCGGTTACACCATTTGTAGTAATAATCTCCTGTCTCATTACCTGAGTAGCAATATCTCTTGCTTGTTGGAAGATATACTTAACTTCTGCTGCTTGGTTGCTGATATGTTGTATAGCATTGCCAACTGTAATGTAGAACTCACTTGAGTACCACATACGGTTGTTACCACCGTGTTTTAAGTTAAAGACTAATGCTTCAAGTAAATCTACAACGTCATCAACACAAGACTGATAATTATAACCACCAGAGAATGCCAATCCTGGATATTGTGACATACCACGACCAACTGCGGTTGTAGCAATAAATCTTATATTGTTCTCGATTTCATTTGCAGCATCATAGTAACCATTAGTTGTAGCATTTTCATAATAATCAGGTCTTTGTACTGTTTGACCTAAACCACTTGTTACTCCTTCATCCTCATAGGGAGTAAACCCTAAACGGTTCCTGATGGCGAGTATGCACATATCACGTGCTAACTTAAAGGCATAAGTTGTCTCATCAGATTGAGCACTTACGTGACTTAATCCTAAATCACTATTCAAATATAATGCAGCAGCATCATATGATTCACTGTTACCACCAAATCTTAAATCGTGTGCTACAGATTCAATAATATCAACAATATCATCTTCACAATTAACCTTACCACCTGGAACTCGGAAACCATTAGATTGTGCAAAAGATGTCTTAGTTAAAATATCAACTGCCTCACCTGCAATCGCTTTAGCATTCTGTACTAAAAGATTAGCAGCGTCAAGATCTCTATCAGTTCCAGTATATGCTTTAGGATCTATTGTAATAGTCTCATCACGATATACAGGTTCATCTGTGTATAACATCTGATAGTAATCTGAGAAATCAAGAGCAACTTGAGCAGGGTTCTCATTTCTACCAATCAATAAACCTTGTATTGCTTTCTGTGCTAACTTCTTAGCATATTCAATCGCATCAATCATCGCAAGCAATTCATCTTCAATATAATTGATGTTAGTTTCATTATCAAGATAACTATCAATCATTGCTTGAGTTTCAAAGTTACCACCTGTAACTAAGTCACCTGCAATGGCAGGAAGTATATGATCTCTAATATCTCTTACACATTTTGCTCTATTAGGTATTGTTAGTTTATTTACTGTTGAGAAACCAACTTGTACTTGATATTTGTTCTCAATGTAGAATACTGCTTCATCAGCGATTGCTTTTCTATTAAAGTAAATTAAATCAGCACCATCTCTGAATCTATGACCTGTAGGTCCAATAACATCTAGTAGATCATCTACAAGAGTCATAATATCATCTTGTATTGTTTGAGATGCAGGAGATGAGAAGTAATTAGGAACACGAACCTTAGTTGAGTATGAT